GCCTCAATAGGCTGGCCCCATGCCCCTCCGTCATCTCGCCATGATATAAGAAGCGTCGTGGTGGCAGGAGGCGAATTTGGCTTAATAGACAATGAGATTTGGTTGCATGCTTTTCGGTTAAGTGTACCGCGATTTTGGTATCCGGAAATGATTTCAGCCTTTATTGGCTGACCAAGATCGGTAACTGCGGTTGAATCCCACTGAGCTATCTGACCGGTGGGCAGCCCGACTAGACTAATATTACGATCATTATCCAGCCATAATACTGAGCTAGATATATTCAGAGGCCGATAGCCAGTGGATGAGAAGCTTCGAAATTCGCCCCATTTGCTATGATCTCTGTTCCACGTGAAACATCTGCCGGCTGTAGGAAGATTCCAGCAAATCTGACGGAATTGAGCAAAGCGAAGTTCGAAGCTCCAAGCATCCGATAATGTACCCTGGCTTTGTAGGAAACCATTCATGACATCTTTGCCGATATCAGTATATCCTCTGCCGCCGGACAATAAGAACCGCCGTCGGTCTGCTATCCAGGTTAGATCCTCATCGTATCTAATTGGGCTATATGGAGCCGCGCAGCCGGCATTCATAGAAAAACCAGAAACGAACCCTTGATTTGCATCCGGCCGAAACATCTCCGTGGTGGATTCTCCCAGGACAAAAACTTCCTTGGCATTGTCATAGAGAGCCACGGCCCTATCTGGCCTGCTAGATGCCTCTAGAAAGTTTGCCGGGTCCCATACCTCGTTGCCGCTATCGAGAGTGTTCGACCAGTAAACGGTCCCGGCACCTGCGCCTGTGACAGATCTGTCGATAGCCAGGAGGCGCGTAGCAACCGATGCCAGGTGTGTCGTAGGAGGCGGCAGAGGGGCAGATGGAAGCGGCGGTGCCGTGTTGTTTCCCAGTAGGCGAGCAGAGAGCCCGGCGCCTTCCCATTTCTGCGGAGCGCCGCCGCCAGCGAACACTACCCTGGCCTTGAGCGGAAGCCCCACTGGCCTAGTGGAACCGTCTAGCTGAGTGGGAGCCGTGTCATCTGAGAGGGCCGTTACATGTCCTGGCACGTCCACAACCCAGAGCTTTCGATCTTGGGTAACATAGACGAGCATGTTCCGCCATACCACCATCGAAACGACCGGGCTGGCATTTGGTATTGTGGACGGGAAATCTGTCCAGGTAGAGATGCCAGGACGAACGCGCATGGTGCCCTGGGAATCTACGACCATGTTACAAGTCAGCGGACGAGCGCCTCCAAGCGGCTCTTCGTCCGACTGTCCTGCCTGAAAATCAACTGGGCCTGAAGCCATTAGCTAGTAACTGATCTGCCAAGTTCTCTTAAAACCGCAGAGTCAGGATCCCAGGTTAAAAGATATCCAGTGAATTGGTTGTCCGTAACGCTTGGACTGGCCGATACGTGATATATGGCGTTTAACCCCCAGCCCGTAATCGGTGCACCAGCATTGTTGAAGAAAATTAACTTTAGAGTAAATGCCCTTCCTACTGGCCTCGGCGTGGGAGCATTAATTGTAAATGCCACTCCCGTAGAGGTTGCACGAATTCTAATCTCTCCGCCATCAGTGCCAACTCTAGACAGATCCGGTGTTACCGTCCCACCGCTGGCAATGTCTACCGAATATCCGTTTGCAGACGAAATCGATGTTCCAGTTTGTAGGATTATTGGACTATTGTTAGATCCTACTGCGGCCATGTCGATACTAGTTATTTGACTAGAAACAATAGTCCAACTGGCGCTGGTAGCATCAGAAAATTTAATTGAGCCAGCGCCTCCTAGGTATATACCTCCGAACATTTGCACGGATGTAGCATTCTGTACGGCCTCTAGTGCTACACCTGCATTACTGGTTATAGATGTCCCGAATAGACTAACATCGGTTAGACCAGCGGTCACGCCAAGTCTAATTCCGCGAGCGGCGGCATCTCCGGCAACGGTAATAATTGAACATTGGCGAAATTGAATGTGCGAGCATCCAGAGCCAAGATCTATACCAAATCTATATGTGCCGGTAGACACAGATTGATCATCTATGCCAATGCCATCTAGGATAATGCCGGTAGAGTTTGTGGCGATAGAAATCGCTGTTCCAGTGCTCGTTCCTGAGCAAGTAAACCTAAGTCCTGAAATAATGAAATTAGTACACGTAGAAAATACTAATGCACCGGTAATACCATTCGTATTTTTAATAATTGAGGCGCCGCGGCCAGCGCCGATCAGGCTAACGGCATTTGCAGCGGTAAGCGTAAGCGGCTGATCGATTAAGTATGTTCCAGGAGGGAAAAGAACGGTTCCACCACCCTTGCTGGCAACGTAGTTCATGACAGCCTGGATGCCAGTTGTATCCACATGTAGGCCATCTCCGGCAACAGGAAGACCGTCTCCACAGAGGAATGACTTGACATTGACAGAAATGTCAGATATCGCAGCTGTTAGCAGGCGTGGTGCACCAATCCGGGCGCCGGAGGTTGAGAGAACCTGATATTGACCGTCTACCCCTCCCGTGGAGGCATATAGCCTGCCCAAGACGGTATCGAGGTCGGTCCTCCCTCCGGCGCCCGTGGACCCTGCGGCGCCGCCTGACAGAATAATCCCAGTGTAGCCAACGTTCTCAATCTCGACGCTGGGCGCCTCGGTGGTGTTGCCGCGATCATAGACGTTGATGAGGACGCCATTTTGATCTTCGATCTGGATTCTGACGGTGCTCTTCGTGTAGACCGTGCAGCGTCCGCCTGCATCGAAGGCAACGGGTTGCGCTAATGGGTAGAGGCCATCGGCATCGGCATAAACGACCTGCTGTGAACTGGCGGATCCGGGGATAAAGAACCAGGCACGTCCTGAAGATACCTGGGTGCCATCGAACTTGAGCGCCCCGGAGATGGAAAGGGCTTGAAGTAGCTGTGCCATTACCGACAATTCCTTCCATTGTGAACGAGCTTAAGTCGGCTTGGGCCGCGTTCTACGTCTTCGTTTCTGGCGGCAAACTTGGCCTCTTTATATTCGGATTTCAGCTCTTGAATGCGAGCGATAGGAAGAGACTTTGATCGCGCAATTAATACCGCTAGACCATGAGCGGTAGCATAGGTCCAACGAGATGGCAGATCCTGTGTAACGATCCCAGTATCAACGTCTTTTAGTAAACGAACACGGCGATACCTGAAAGATGCGGATTCAGAGCCAGGAGGCGGGTAAAACACCGCCGTTATACCCGCGAGCTTTTCAATATATACAGACGTTGGCCGAGATGGCCCCACCTGTTTATTGCCGATTTGCATCCATTCATTTGCTCGCATGGCCATGACCGGACTCTCCCCCGTCCCCTGAGTCGGGATTATCATTCCCGCAACGCCATCCTGATCTATGTCAACGTCGATCGTGTCTGAGTCCAGCGGATATTCAGACTGGCCAGAAACAAGCGGCAAAATCGTTCGTTCAATAGTACGCAAAATCACGCCCTCGGCCTGGAGGCTATCCAGTAAAAGGCGGAAAAGCTGCGTGGCCATAGCCACATCGGCCGGAGTTGGTTGCATGCTAGATTCAAGATACCCAGCAATATAGAGCGCCGCCTTAATGACGTCATCACGCTGGAGATCAGGAAGCGTTGCCGTTGACGTGGTCATGAGTTAGATATTACACATCTAGCAACGAATGTTGAAGACCAAAGTGCTTGGCCGGTCGCTGTAAGATGCGCTCCGTCGATGGTTAGAAGGGCCCTGTTGCCCGGCGGCGGCCCAGGATCGTGCGGATTCCCAGGAGGCGGGAAGTTATTTGCAGCCTCGAACGCCTGTTGCGCAGAGCGAATATCTACGAACGTGGCGCCCACCTGCGCGCACACAAATTCTATCGCTTTATTTATCTGGTCAACCTGGCGCTTGATCGGATCGGGATAATATTCGTTGCGGCAGAGAATAGAATTCATTGCAATGCGGACATTCGGGATACCTGCCCGTAGATTAAGAACAAGTGTCTCCGCATTCGTTATGATTGTATCCAATGATATTCTTTGGAATAGGTCATTTTCGCCACATTCTATTACAACAACCGTAGGCTTAGGAATGTGGTTGATTATATCCGCATTGACCCGGGCAACCAGGTCAGCGAAGGTATTACCGCCTACGCCAGCGGGAACCACTGTAATCGGGGATGACAGTTTAGAGTTTATTGTCGTAACAGCAGGATCAAACCATCGGGCACCTGGAATAGACGTGGAGATGCTGTCTCCCATAAAGGCTACAACATCTGACGAATGAATCGGGAGCGGCGATGTGGCAACTGGAGGGAACGAAAAGTGAGATAGAGCCGTCTTCGGCCACCCCACGGAATAGTAATCTGACACGAAATCACAAACATCCTGAGCAACAGGCAGACTAGCCGTGGATGCACTATTCCAGCACAACAAAGCAGCAAATTTACCCTGGAATGGCTTATCAACACCCAGGCTGTCGCCAATTGTTATACCGGTGAATCCGCTGTCAGTGCCGCTATTGCCAACGCCGCTATGGCCCTGGTCAGCGAATGGAAAGTTTATATCACAAAACGAAGATCCAGTCCCATCCATATAAAGAGTTATTACATTGAATTTCCCAATCGTGAGCATGTTAAATGCTTGTAGGGCGCTTCCTGCACCTGCCACAAGCAGCATATCATTGCCATCGCCGTCATTTACCTGAATGCGACCATTCACATCCAACCCGTCACAATAAACGTTCGTGACGCCAAGGACGGCGGTCCTCATCAGAACCAAGACCAGCACAGTTGTGTGGCCGAGCCTAGAGCCTGCTGGTGTCGCCATTCTACCGGTGGCAGCGCCCAAGTATTCTATGCTTCCGAAGCCGCCAGAAAGGCGAGTGATTGGAGGCGCTATGCCGACGGGAGACCATCCGATGCCGCGCGTGCCTTTGTTGACAATAAAGGTCGACGGCGCACCGTCGGTCAGCGTGGCATTTCTCTGACCATCCATGTCCTGTCCGTCCATCCAATAGGCCAGGCTCTCGGGATGCGGCGGGGACGGTAAGTCTGATGACGAGCCAGACAAGATGACCGGAGAAACGCCGGTTGCTGCCGGAACGGGATCCTGCATAGGGAATAGAATCGGCGCCTGGCGATAGTTGTATTCCACGATAGCTGCATCACCAGGGGCAGCGTTTCCGGCGCTGGCAGCCGTCTGGAAGGAAAGCCCGGAGGTACCATACATGCCTATGAAGTCAGTTGGCACAGTCTGATCTGAGCTATTATAAATGCGATATTTCTTCTGTCCTAGCACGACGCGCGCAGCCTTAAGCTGAGCAGAATTCTTGGCTGACTGGATTGGAGACAGAAGGCCCCAGGACACCCAATCATATGTAGAAGATAGCGACATTTGGCCTGTCGTTACATCTATAAACGGAGGCGGTGCCAGCGTTGGATAAAATGTTCCAGTCTGGGACGAAAAAAGTACACTCGGTCCTGTGTTGACAGGAGTCGCAAATGACGGATTCGGTTTGGCTGATTGCAGGTAATTCCAAAGAGATGTGATCCTGCTAGAAACGCCCTCGCTTGCCCAGATGGCATGAATACCGTATGCCCAGCTTCTCACGCTGATGCAATTGTTATTTAGCTCCCACGAGCCAGTGCCTGGGGCAATGAACACCGGCGACTGCTTGTTAGTAGGGTAGGGGTTAAATCTCCAGAATGGCGTCGTCGCCGAAAGTCCATTTACGGTAGTATTTGTAGTGGAATTAAACAGGCCATTGTTCCATGGCAACATCGCATCGCTTATCATCTGTGACAGGGCGACCTGAGGAATCCTGGTAAAGAACCCTGATATGGTTGTATCAGCGCCATAGGTTCCGTCGCCATCAATAGAAAGCAGTAACCTTAAAAACTCCAATGCTATCAGATTAATCGGGTCTTGATAGTGATCGAAGTGAGGCGTCCCGCTGATGTTCTCTATCGAATTACTCCAAAATCCAGTATAGTATGGAGACGTACCAGCGGCATCAAGAGACGTTGGGGCTATGGTTGCAAATGAGCTTGCTTGTAGATTACGAATAAAACCAGCGATCCTTCTGGCGCCTGCAATATAGCCCTGGGAGCCGGTCACTTGATAGCAACGAAGCAGCCCAAGACCACACCACCCCGCATCAAAGGCGGTATATTGCCCCGTAAGGGTTACAGACGGGATCGATCCGTACAATGCATTCGTGCTCTTGGTGTCGGTAAGATTTTGGCTGGAAAGAATCAGGTTTCCAGCCGATGACATCAAAGATGTCGCCGAGGCAATCCATGCCCCTGGGCGCTTATTCTCCGCGATGATGTCATACATCGTCTTAGCATGAATAGCCGCAGTGACAGCGTTCGCAGGCGCCAGCGCAGACCCGCGTCCATTGTTGCCTACCGACGGCACAAACGGGTTCTGTAGGATCAAATTGAACAGCGCGGCTTCGTCGGCCTGATAGACGTCCTGTTCGTTATCACGGTCTGACAGACGATCTCTGGCCGGATTCCAGCGACGGCGTTTTAGATTCGCCGCATTCTCTTTGTCGAGTGTTAAACGCTCGCGTCCCCTGGCATCGTCTTTACATGCCAGGAATCCGTCCTTTTTGACCATGGTAGAGCGCAGGACAAGACGCCCGCAGAAGCTACAGCTTCGCAGGTAATCATTCTTGCCCTTTCTACTGCCACCATAGTTCACGGCGTCCAGATCACCTCAGAGTTACCGGATTTGTTGCGCAGGTAGAACTTGCCATTAGATCCGCTTGCAAACGAAGCAACCGAATCATTCATTAGGTCAATGTTAGTAGCTCGAAGATTAGTAATTGCCGCCGTTCCAAGAAGAGCGGACGATGACCACCCGGATACGCCACCATCAAAAATGACATTATCCATAATCAGACCTGTGACGGCGTTAATTACATTAATCCCAATCGTGGGCTGCGCAGCAGGAGATCCAGCGGTCGAAATAAATACGGTGTCATCGATATATATCGCAGATGCGCCAGTTATAATTCCAACTGCACTACCAACGTCATTGGTGCCGCATTCGAAATAACAGGTCAATATATTGGTGTCAGCGGCAGCCGTCCGCACGCGCGCAACGGGGACGGCGGTAGACGCCGGGAAATACAGGTTGGAGAGCACCACGCTCTGTCCGGTGATATCCAGCATGGCACCAGCGCCTGTGCCAGCAGTCAGCCGCGCGCGCGAGGAGCCTGTGCCCTCGCTCACGAACCAGAGGCCGCTCTTTGAGATCACCACTGAGGCGCCCAGCGTCTCCGTGAAGCCAGAGAGGTAAACGATCATGTCTCCCGCCGCGGCATTCGTATTCGCCTGCCCAGTGGTCTTAAGCGGCTTCTCACGTCGCTTGCCAGCGGGCGCGGCGGCGTCCGTGCCGGCGTTCCCTACATACCAGATGGTACCTGGAGTATAGAGATTGGGCAGCGTAGCCAGCGGATCGCCGACTGTGCCGCCCGCTCCATTCGGATACCAATTTGCCGCTGCCATTCACTTACTCCTAAAAGGGCCTGGCCAGATGCCCCTTGAAAGGATTAAGTGAGGCGCCCGGCCAGGCGCAAATCTTATGAAGAGGCGGTACCGATAAGAACCGCGGTGTGACCAGCGCCGCCGAGTGCGGTGCCCCAATTTTGGCCCAGGACGAAATTGCCGATGGTGGCAATCGCGGTCGCGCCGCCGGTAGCAGCTTGGATGCCAAGCATATTTTTATCAATATATCCAGTGGCGGCAGCGAATCCAACCAGCGCAGCGGTAGATGCCGCCTTGTTGTTGGTCATATAATTGCCGACCACCAGGGCGTCAGTCGCAGCCGCGGAGAATTGCAGAACACCGGTGCCAACGGCATTCGTAGCCATCGTCATGCGGCTGTTGCTGCAAATGAAACCAGATACGGCAGATGAGACCAGAATACCATTGGTAGGATTAGTGGCGAAAGTGCCATCGCAGTTGTAAAAGAGATTTCGATCGAAGATGAAGCGATTTGCTCCAGCGCCAACCGTGAACGGCGCCGTGGCCTGCTGCGTGGCGGAAGTCGAGAACGTGACCCTATTGCCGACGAAGGCACAGTCAGCCCCCGTGACAGAATACGGCGCCGTTACCAGGGTAGCGGCCGTCGAATTCATATTCATGTTGAAGCCGGCGATCACGACGTTATTCGCCGCCAGGAGACCGCCAGCCGTGCCAAGGTTAGACGCGGCGGCGGTGAAGTTGATCTGTGCCTGTGAGGCGCCGATGCCGTTTCCGATGATGGTGACGCCATCGGGACATCCAGCTAGGTAATTGGTAGCCGAAATGTTCGTGACGGAGCCCTCAAGGACCTGAATCACATCTCCGCGATTTGCCCGGCATTGCAAAACAGCGCTGATTAGAGTGGGGAAGATGCGCGTTTGCAGACCAGGACGATCCCCGTTCGCGGGTCCAGAACCCTCTCTGACTTGATAAACGTTCCCACCACCGTTGATGATGAGATAATTTGTCAGATCGAATCCAGGCTGAGGACCCGTGGTGTAATAGAATTGGGTCGGTGGAATCTGGGGATTTGCCATTTCGGTGCCCTCTTAGGCGTTGACGAAGAACACTCCGCGGGGATTCGACCAGCCACGCGCGCTGCGATAGCTGATGCTGTACTTCATCACCTCGGCATCATTGTCGACCCAGGTGCGATTCCGCACCTTGCGCCGCCACTTCCAGGTGAGCCCGTCCGGGGCATCCGTCTTGAACAGGTAGTTGGTCGTATTCGTCCAGTACGGAACTGCCACCGGCTTGATGTCCAGCATCGTATAGACGGCGTTGATTTCATTGGCGTTCGACTCAGGCACCTTCGGAGTATTGAGAATACCTTCCCATGCCGCCCACTGATCGACCGGGAAAACAACGGTCGTCGGCATATAGTTGTCGATGATGCCCGAGGGCCCAGGGAGCTTGCGGATCGCTGTGGTAGCGATGATGACCGCGGCGCGCGAGGGAGCGAACGGGGTGGTCATCGTGTTCGAATAGGTGCCGCCACCGGGAAGAGCATGAGACGCGCTTGCCAGAGGCTGCCCGTCGCCACCAACGTAGGAGGTATTCGTGGCGCGGTTCAATACGTTCGCGGCATCAAGCTCCTGCGTCTTGATGGCGCTATAGTTCAGGCGCTTCGCTTGGACGAGCACCTGGTCGTACTTTTCGTCCTCCAGGGCCTCCTCTGAGATGAGGAGGCGCATGGCGAAGGTCCGCGCGATATAACGCGTGGGGAACCCTTCCATGATGGTTCCCACCGCACTGTCCTGGGCCTCTGGCTTTTCCGTCAGAAGCCCCGGGCCTGCCATTTCCAGGTCGTCGACATAGGAATCTTCCATGCTCGACGGCGGCATGTACTTTGGCCAGCACATGTTCTTTTTCGCATTCTCGAAGGAATCCGTAAAGATGTCCTCCAAGGTGAGCTTGAGGGAGCGATAAACGGCTGATGTAGTGACAATTGCCATGGTCGCTCTCCCTTAGGTACCGGTCGAGGTGTAGGGCGTATCCTGGCAGAGGTTCACGCTCACCAAGAGCTTGAACGATGCCACGGTTGGGTCTGCATCGAAGCGCAGTGAAATTTCCTCGATACGAAACACCAGGGTATTGGTGGTCGCGTGCGTGGAAACGTCCAGGCTGAAGCTCGAAACACCCGTAGTGACGTTTCCGCCGCCGCCAGCGTTCAGGTCGGCGTTCTCGCCCACGAATGCCTGCCAACCAGCAAGGGTCGTGGCCGTGGCCGCCAGGGCATCGACCTCGAACAAAGCGCCGATGGCCGGGATGACGCGCACGTAGGAACACTGCTCAGCCATAAGGCCACCGGTATAGGTGGTCGAAGCCGGAAGGAAAGAGCCGCCCTTTCGGAAGAGACCATCGGACCCGACATACTGCTCGGCGCCCCATGCAAATCCCACGATTGGGTTACCAGCCGCTGCGACCTGGATCGAGCCGTCGGAAATGCGCTTGACCGGGTCCCCGCGGAAGATGCCAGTGCCGTAGCCAGACGCTACGGGCAGACGAAGAAAGCCAGGCTGTTCCCCGCTGTCCTTCTGGCGGTTCCATCTAAAGCCACCCTGAAAAATATTTGCCATAGGTTAATCCTCGTCGCGCTCAAGCTGAGTGGATGTATTTCGGAACCCGGTATAACCGGTGACGCCACGGAGACCATCGGCGCCACCGGGCTTAAGAATTGCCCGATCGAAACTGTCTGCAATAGACTGCTGAGCCTTGAATTCCGCTTGTCCGATGGACTTCGGGCGGCTCAAAAGCACGCAGCCCATCTGTTTGATCTCGGCGCCTTCGGCGGCATCGCGAGACTCGATCACGGGACGAACGCCGCCGCTCCGGCGCTTCTCAACCGTGTATCCCTTGGCCATATAATCGGCCACACCAAACTGCTCTACCCGCGGATCGGCGTAAATGTAGTCCCGATCCTTGTCCTTACCGCGGAGCTGATCTCGCCTCAGATCACCGTCAGTCGGGATCGATGGGGCGTCCGCTCTCTTGGTCTTTTCGGGTACAGTTGCCTGCTCGACAGATTTATCGGCGTCCACGCATTTTCCTCTCCGCTCTGACGCCGATACCCGTTCACAACCGGCGGAAGGTTGCAGGGCGAGTCGGTAACTGACCTTAGGCTGACATCACTGCGTATCTGGTGGCAAGGAGTTTTTTGATACTTGACTTACATTCTTGCGCCGCTTGATACAGCATTTCAGACATAGATTGGCCCTTTCGCCTAGGCGTCCAGGCCGATCTATCTCACCGCCGCATTTCACACATTTCCCCTCAAGCAACTTCCTGCGCTGCCAACGCATCTGCTTGGAAACACTGAAGTCTTCGTGGCATTCGGGGTTGTGGGGCTGCCTGGCCTTGGCCCCACAGCCAAGGCACGGAGGCATTAGAGAATGTCCGCCTTTCGCAGTCGTTTCGCGAATTTCTTGTCCGCCTCTGAGTCGTCACCGTTCGGATTGAGGAGAGCCTCTCTCGCGCGCGCAAGCTTGCGCAGGGAGCCCGTGAGCTTGACCTTGCTGGATGCTGGCGCCGGTCCCTGAGAAGACGGCTGGCCACCATGTCGCATCTGCTGGGCGGCCGTGGGCGCGGTGACCTGTCGAGGAGCAAGGCCCATGTCGGTCAGTGCCGTACGGTTGGCCTTCCTGGCAGTCTCAAGTCCCTCTGGCTCTCCGCGAGCCGTGAGCCGCATGTATTCCCCATAGGCATAGTTCATGAGTTTTGGATTACTTGTAAACTGCGGAAATTCAGCATGTAGGATCTGGGAAATTGTATCTCCACCCTGGCGCGGTTGTGTTGCGGCGAATTTTCTGGCGGCACGCTCAGAGCGCAGATCTGCAATCTGACCCTCAAGCTCAAGCGACTCTCTGGCCAGCGCTTGCGTTGCGTCAGGGTCAGAGACTGTACGACGAATAAGAGCAAGCTTCGAAAGGCGCTGATCGCTCAGTTGCTTAATTTTCTCTTCGTACTCATCCTTTCCTTCTGCTGGGCGAGCACGGGCTGCTGCTTCCATATCGGCTCGCTGGCGGGCCGCTGAAAGCTCTTGCTCAAAACGCTGTGACCGTTCCTCGGCAGCCCTGACGCGCTCTTCAAGCTCGGAGTAGCGCTTGTTCCTGCGCTCTTTCTTGGTTTCTTGCTGGCCTTCCGCTTCGTCATCATCGTCCTCCGTGAGGTCTACTTCCGTTTCTTGGCCAGACACTTCACGAGATGGTTTTGGCCCGAGAACTTCCTTGTCCTCGGTCTCATCTTCTTCTCTGTCAACTTCCTTTGCCATATTACGGTTCCTTTCCAAATCTATAGATGTATTTGTCTTCTGAATCTAGAGCTATTGTCACAAGGCCACCAACGTCTTCGGCTGTAAGCGGCTCGTCTTTATATAAGCCGCCGACCTTGCTGTTACCCCTAATTCTAATCGTCAGATCTTCAGATCCACAAAGTTCCTCAGTGCGAGCAAAAATCCAACCACCCTCTTCCCAGTCGACATACTTTGCAATCCAAACAACATCGCCGACAAGAGTGCCATGAGAGATAAGGTAATCCAGGGCCCCCAGGCCGGCAGCACATAGAAGTCCACGAGTTTCGTTACCCTTCCATTTATCAGCCTTAATAATCGTACCATCTTTCCCTCCATACTTATCATCGACAATGCGCTTGATAAGCATCCTATCGCCAATCGGCTGGTACGGCAGTGAACTAACCTTAAGCTGCTCACATCTGTGCTTAATCTGAGGATTGAAATGCGTTATCTGACCCATTTGTCACCCTTGAACAGATCGACTACCCATTCCAATCCACTGATCTCTCCGGCGGCCGATCTAATATTATCCAGTGGCTGAACGCGAGCATTTGAAATAAGATTTCGCTTCTTGATCGCCAAGTCTTCTTCAATTCTGCGGAGGAGGACCCGGGTTACCCGGTGCTGGAGCCATTCCTGGCGCTCCTCCATTTGCTCCTGGGATTCCATTCGGCATTCCTTTCGCTGTCTTCATTATCATTGCGCTAACATGATTGCGCACATGCTGATCGAGATTCTTCTTCTGTTGCGGGTCTAGGTATGCCCCTTCCTGCGATCCACCGAAGGCCTGGTGATCCTGGACATGGGCAGCATCATCATCTGCCGGGTTGATGTCCGGCGCCTTCCCCTGTAGAAATAGCGCATTCTCTTCATGCGGCGCGATTGGAGCCGGAGGAGGAGGCGGCACGGGACGAGGACCAAGAAACGGAATAAGTTCGGTGCGCTTCATGTCCTTGAGATAGCGCGTTGAGATCTCATAGAGAAACTGCTTCTGCTGAATCGGATTGCCAGCGAACAATGGCGATTGAGTTGCAAATTGCATAAGCTGCATATCCTCGTCCATTTTCTGCTGCTGACTGACAAATCGCGTGTCAGCAGTGAACGTGATATCATAGTCTTCTATGTATATTGAACGCTTAATTGTGACCTGGCTTTGAACGCCCTTGCTCGGGTCAATGACATTGATGATGTCTTCCTCGGGCAAGAATACAGAATTAAGTCGAGCGTTCTTTCTTACAAGCTCGGTAAGGCCCCGGAGAAGACGCTGAGCGATTGCCGTGAGCGGCTTGGTGGCTTGTTCCACCCGGGTCGCGATGCCTCTCCAGGTCTCCGAGGACTTGCCTGGCTCTCCAGAATAGACATCGGGCGTGGCAGCGACCTCCTTGCCGGCTCCCATGAGCATGTTCATAACCTCAAGGAGCTGAGGATTGCCCTGTCCGGTAAAGATCGTGGCAGTGGCGTTCTTGATCTGCTCAGGCGGAAGTGTAGAGCGACCAACGTATCCGGGACCGATCTGAATGTCGCCTGGAGGCAATGCGCCCTGGGCGGCAAGGACAGGAGGATTATTGCCAATGGAAGCAGCATCGATAAACAGATTGCCGAGCTGATTTACCATCATATTGAAGCCGCTAATCATGTCGCCGACGCCAATACCAAGCGATCCATGCGGATCGTAGATACAATCGAACCGGGTGAAATATTCGATTGGCACCTTTTTGGGAGGCTCAGGTGGAATCGGCTTACCAGACTCGTCCAGCTTGACAGACGGAGGCACTGGAGGCGGAGGAGGCGGAGGCTGCACCGTTGGTTGGCCAGTCACTGGGTCCGGGACAACTTGAGGATTCCTGACCATCTGCTGATAGGCATCGAAGGCCTGCTGATAGCCGGCGATGGCCTGGATCTCGCGGTCAAATCGTTCCCGGTCGCGCCAATCGTCGTCCTCGCGAACGTAAAAGGAAACGACCTTTCTGGTACCTGGATCGACAGTTATGACAACTGGACGTTGCATGCTCTCGGTCGGAAGTACATACCAGCCATGGTACTCGTAGAACTTATAGGGAGCCGTGGGATCGTCATCGGGACGATGATGGCCCTCCACGTCCTCTACCTCTTCGCGGACGATTAGATCGTGGTCCTCTTGTTTATTCCTGGAGCCGCGAATTTGTTTGATGTCAGCCTGCTCTTCAGGCTCAAGAAGCTCCTCTACTGCCTTGGCATCAAATGCGCCATTCGCAACCATGGCCTCAAGTTTGTGGCGTGGGTATTTGCGAACGAAGATCTTTTCGGTTACATCTGATAGATCAGGAGCAATTGCCTTGTCCGTATAGGACATCACAAGCTCTTCGCAGTTTATGAATTCATGCACATTGCGCTTAAGTGTAATGTCGTAGCATGAATATGCATAGGCAGTGCCGATTAGTAGCGACTCTGTTACGATCCTTTCAAACTGGGGAATGAAGTCCGGCATCTCATGACGGAATTGCCAGTCTCCGTGCTTGGTCAACAGATCTGAGCGTTCTTGATCTTCTGGTCCGGTGGGCAAGGCCCGATAGAGGTAGTCATCGATAGGGAATAACTCGGTGACCACTCGCGGAACAAGGGCAGCAATCGCTTGCAGAACGACCGGGAGGTGAATGTTTGCACAATCCTCAAACGGTTCAGACTTGGGATCGAGGTTACCACGGAATAGTTTATAGAGATGCACACGCTTCTCACGGTAGTCCTCTGTGGAATCCCACATAGTCTTAAATGACGACATGACCACATCGGCTGCCTCACTAAGATATGCCTCGGTCATTTGAGGTACGAGATTGAATGCTTCTGCATCACCTTGGATATTTATCGGTTTGTCGGCGACGTCAACGGTAATATCATCAGACTTGGCCTCTCCGCCTTCTTCGGCTGCATCTCCCTGATCTGCCGCTGGCGGAGCGCCGCCATCTCTAGAATTAACACCAATGCTATTGTCGTCTGTGGACATAATTTAATCCCTTAGTGGACCAGCGGGGATTCGAACCCCTGTGGAACCGTCACAGAGTTAAGGCGGCCCGTTGTGCCCAGCAACACAGGCCCTCATCTTCCGTATCCCCAGCTTGCTCCCTTTTCTTTCTTTCGTTTCTTCTTCTCGCGATACTCGGCTAGTTCGTCATCGTAATCCTTAGGTGGCGCCTCATCCGAGTCAGGAACATATGGCCTTGACATGCATGTATAATGGACAGTATCAAGCCAATGGTCATCGCCACCGTCAGCGGGAAGCTCAGGGTCAGCGGGATCAGTGGGGATAGCAGGAATGGTGCGCTTACAATGAATGCAAGACTCATCAAATAGAATGCCAGGCGTATCCTGATCTTCACCAGAGCGCTGATTAAGACGTGATCGAAACTGATTAACCGCAGCGGCACGATTCTTTGTGGCCATATCCCAGAAGATTCCCTTTTTTCGGAAAGTCTCATCTATCGTCTCCCCGATACTACCGCGTTGTTCGCGGATCTGGTTGTCGGCTGGTCCGTGGATTTTGCTACAGTCATTCCTGTAGTCCCATAGGTCAAGTGATTTCTCTACTTCGATTAGCTTGTCTGCAACCTTTGCAGCATCGAGCTTTCGATAGGATAGTTCGCGGAAAATCCAAATGTTGTTGTCAGGATCAATGGCCCAATAAAGTACAACACACCAGGACTTGTATCCCCAGTCCATGGATCGCCCGCGAGTCCATCCAGACGGTAGACCCTTTGGATATAGTTTCTTGAAGCTCTTTACGTGGACGTCGGTCTGAAACTCTTCGGCATAGAAGGCATTGGCAACCACGTACCAATTGGCATTTAACAGAGCCTCTCTAATATGGGGTGGCTTATCGCGAAGCTCGGCCTCATACTGAACGCGAAATTCAGGGATCGGATTGTCCTTGAGGGTGGCAGGAATATATATTCTGGTGCGAACCGCCCATTCCTTTGCATCTTCAAGCCAGATGCGACGCCGAAGAATCTTCCGTCCCTCCGGCGCGGGCTCAACAAAATATTTCCTGACCCACATGACGCCTTCGCCAATCGGATTGGTGGCGCAGCGTACTCTCAACATCTTCCTGAGCTTATCGTCAGATGTACGAAGACGAGTGGTAATAAATCGGTATTGCTCTTCCTCGAATTCGGTTAGCTCATCAAATGCAATGTGAGTATATTCGTTTGATTGATAATTAGGCAGATCTGAATTGCTTGCTATGTGACCAAACTGAAAGCGGTAGCCGCTTGTGAATATGAATGTGTGTGATTTCGAATCGTAGCGGGCGGCTGGATCGAGGACCCTGAAATATTTGTGGGCGCGAACTATGGTCTGTTCAAGCCGAGGGAATTCGCGGCGAAGATGCAGGGCCCATCCTACTGACTGTGTAATCTCTCCGGATAAGAAGCGGCCGTGCTCGAACACTATCTGTTCAACTGGATCTAAGAGTAGACATAGGCTTTTGCCTGGGCCCGCCGCACCGCCCAGTAGCGCCTCGCTCGTGGTGAGAGCGTGGAATTCTTGCTGGACAGGCGAGGGGTCATATAAGCTCATGCTGCCTCGCGTACCTCTATGTGGACCTTCCACTTGGTCTGGTGGATACCATCATCCTGAACGCTTAGGATTAATGTTGCGCCGCTAATGGTGAAGTTTACGATACCACCAGGACCTCCTAGACTAATCACGCTCACGACGGCAACGAGAGATGCATCACCAGCGGCCCGCATGAATAGATAGGAATTTTCAACAAACTTTGACCATGTGCCCGTGACGTCTACGGCAACTACCTTAAGATAAATCGCCCATGCGGACCCGGTCGGCATGGGATTTGATGTCCATACTGTAGCAGTCGCACCGGTTGCCGCCGTGAATCCTACAAATGATACATTGAATTCATTGTTTAAACGATTACGAACTTGGTTGCAAAATTGCAGAAGCTCATAGTTTACCCACTCAGCAACTGCCTCTGGATAAACTCCCTTCGACGGTAGCTGTTGCTGTATTGTATTATTCACGGGGTTCTTGATTAGTAGCCAATCGCCAGGCTATATTTGCTCGCTTCTTTAGATCTGACATCTTAATCATGCCAGAATCTGGAAGAGCAATTGGTATGCATTTTCGCTTGCCGTCAGAGCTAACTATTGATACTTCTGGTGTCACGATAGCTGCAAAGCCATATTTCATATACAATGGCCTTTTGCCATGCGCTCCAGGAGGACCCTGCTCGACGGAATGATAAACTACCACTTGTGAGATCTTGAAATCAAGCTCACCGTTCTCCTCGGTGATACGATCTGGGAAAACCAGGGTTGCCAATTCATCCATTACTTGATCTCCTCCCTCAATACAGAGACAATTGCACGGACGAGATTGGTTCTTGAATGGGCGTGATCTCCAGATAGGGACTCATTCTTCATGGCTCCCCACATCCATTGAAGGCGATCTTGCTCATGGAGAGCGCCCCACTCGGGCACACCGGGGACGCCAAGCGACATCCTTACCGCGCGGTCGGCCTCATAGCTCACCTTGGCGATCTGAAGAGGTGTGAGAATGAGCTTCTCATCATCCGCCTCCCAGTCGGCCGTGTCGATCTCCATACGGAGAGTCCCCATAATCCCGCGGCCCACGAGCACCATGGGCTCTCCCTCAGCGCTGAACCCGGCGATACCGGCTTGCCCATCGAATCGACGCTTGACGCGCGCGCCGAGCTTCCACCACGGAGGAGCATTGCCAGACGTCCCAGAGCGCGGACCAAGAAGCTCATTTTCCATCCGGCGGGATCTCCATTAGCGATTCGCCAACTTTTCTGTCTTCTTTCGCCATCTCCATCTCTTCATAGGAAGGCGGAGCATCGACACCAACCGGTGAAACATAATATCCCTTGTGACTAACTTTCTCGCTGTCTACTTCTTCGGCGGTAAGCTGGAATTGAATAATACAGGTAGCTGTTCTTGTAGTAGGATCAATGTGAACAACGGTGGCTTCTGTGCCAGGATGAATGCCACATGCAAGCTTTGTCTCTACAGTGAGAATGTCAAATTCTTTTAGATCTCTGAATTTCATTTGCTCTCCTCTGGACTGACGTCAATGGCTTCGTATTTTTGCGTGGTCTCTACGTTGCCCTTGACGAATTGAATAGCATGAGCGTTTATGGTAATGCTTGGCGGCCTATCTGCTTCAATTCTTTGAACAGCCTCGAAACGTCTCTGAGCCATCTCAAGATAAACTGGAGCATTTCTTTTTGATTGTCTGGCATCCTTGGCCACCTGGCGCTCGCGCTTGGTGAGCTTTCGGTGGACGATGCCATTTACTTGGATCTCTTCCGGTGGCTCTTCTCCGTCGCCAAATTCAGCCGCAAGCTGAGAGGCCGCCATGATTCCTTGGTCATGGCGCTGAAGCCTCTCCAGGCGCTTGCGGAGAAGCTCCATGCGCTTCTCTTTATTTGATTTGGCGATTATCATTATTCGCTAATTGGCCGCATTTCAATAAGCTTCAGCAGAGCCAACTTTGTCAGGGAAACCTGCTCTGTCGTGCCGTCTTCGTTTTCGACCATAACAGCTACCGCCTTCTCGAAAGCACGGGCCTTAATTGGACGCCCATGGAGATCGGTCCCGAGGTATTTCCAGTCCATTAGTCTTCCTTGCTATTGTTGAGCCGATCCATGTCTGAATATGAAACGGACTGTCCGCTTAAGCGACTGGAACCGATATTAGCGCTATAGGTATCAAAGGCGCGCGCGATACCCTTAGCCGTTCCCTGGATGTTCATCGCGAATTGCATTGGGATGGCATAACTCGCCGCAACCTTAATTGCATCCTGGCCAGCGCCGAGGAAGTGAAACTCCCAATTATACTTCTCCCGCTGATGTTTAATCATCTGATTAATTTGCGGCTGAGTATATTCTTTACTGGAATTCTCTTCGCCATCCGTCATGATGGCAAAGATAACGCGCCCCGGACGAAAATCCTCATCCATGGTAGCCAGGGTCTTGCCAGTCTTATCGATCGTCTGGCCAATCGCATCTAGAAGAGAAGTGGATGCGCGCGGCACATAGCGAGCACTGGTGAGCTTGGGAACCAGGTTCATGGGCAGCATGAAATGGATCGTATCAAACTGATCATCGAATTGAACTAGCGTGAACTTCGCGTCACCAGGAATTTCTTTTTGTGCCTTGATAAAGCTATTTACACCTGCAATAGTTTGCTCAGCGATTGGGCTCATGGAGCCAGAGCGGTCCAGAACAAGAATGATTAGTGTGCTATCGTTTTTCATGTGATCCTTTCAGATTTGATATCTCAGTCCTAGATAGGCCGATTCCTTTTCAAGCTCAGTCATTTCATTAGCCTCGTGACAGATGGCCTTTGTAAATTCCTTTGACCGTTGCCACCGGCCGTTGAATTCGTAGATCGGCAGGCTCTCATATAGGCGCCGATAGTGCTCAAACTCCGCGCCGATCCTGACCATCTTGAACATGCCCGGCCTGGGGACATGGAGCATCGGCTCAAACGGTGGCAGGTTCCACATAGGGATACCCTGTACACAGGGCAGCCGATGAGTCAAGTATTAAATCAGCGTGATGCCAGCGCGGACGGCGATGGCGTGGGCTATCTCCTCGGCGGCCAGCGGCATCTCACCGCGCTCTTCCAGTAGATCCCGTATCGTCGCGAGTATGTGGATCGCGCCGCGGCGGAAAGAGCCATCGTCAGGCTCGATCTCGGTGCCACACTTTGGGCACCTACGTGCAGTCCTCTCGGTAGACTTAAATACGTCAGGATCGGTATCTGGATCTGACATGGAGCTGGCGCCAGGCTCGACCCTGGTCATCCGCTAACTTCTGGGCTTCGCGGTGCTCTCCGAGCTGCGCCAGCAGTAACTTAGAACCCGTACCCGATTCTTATGGAGGGATGAGGGGCGTTGAAGGACGGCACCGACGAATCGAACACGATGTCGGTCTTACTTCTATCGCCCGCATCCTCGGCGTTGCGTTCGGCCGTCGTATCCCCGTGGCAAATGCCGCCGCTGTACTGGCAGCCATAGCCGTAGTCCTTGCACACGCCGGTGAAGTTTGGTCCGCCGCAAATTCGGACCAGCGCGTACCAATCCATCAGCACGTACGCGATCTGATTTCCCCCGACGTCATTCATGTGCGTGTTGGCCAGGTCGGCGATGGTGTACACGGAGCCGCTCACGGTAAGACCCGGCGTCGCGCTACGAAGCGGAATCTCGTTCGCCCACATGTTGGACGGCGGCCCCGCAAGGTGCGCGTTGTGGTACTGGCTGGCATTGCTTCCGATTGCGACGTAGCCATAGCCCCTGCGATTCGGCGCAGGGATGACGGGATACTCCTGGGTAACGACGTCGAGCGCCCCAAACGTATTCTCCATGCAGTAGACCGGCGAACCAGTGACGTTCGGGCAATTCGCTGGCGAGGTGTACGTGTAGAAGCCGGGCCAATTCGCCTGGCTGCTCACCCACGCCGGGAACCCGAGATTGGGGCGCAGCGGAACGCTCGTGTCTCCCCAGACCTGACCGGGAGACTGCGTGGTCACGTAGCCAGGAGCGTTGCCTGGAATGTTCGAGCTGTCCGGACGATAGTGCGCAACGGGGCCGTTGACCGGCGGCTGAGCCTGGCCATATGCCTTTGAACCGAGCAATGCAAGTAGACTCAAGATTCCAATGATTCGTTTCATTTGCTTTCCTTTGTGAATGCGTTGTTGTAAATGACCATCATAGCCTTTTTAAGCGCTGGCTCTATATTTTGTGAATTATAGCTTGCTGACTTCTTCTCAGGCCGTTTGATTCCAAGTCGGTCTTCAATTTCTTTAATGCGATCTTCGTGCTGATTGTCCCTGGCAGAATCAGAAGGAAAATAATCGTCAGTCCATATCGGTGTCCATCCCATCGTTAACATCCTGTGTTAGTGTTTGCTTCCATCCAATCCCGGTTCATCTTAGCTACATACTCTGAAAGTTCTATTCTCATTGTATACGTCCTCACCGTATATCTCCTTACATATTGGGGCGGAGGAGGCGCAGCGAGAAGCTTAGAGGGCAGGTGCAGCTTACGGCCGACCAGCAGCAAGGCGGCGCTGGCCATAAATGAGCGGCGATTCATTTCACCGGCTCCCATCTTTGCCGAAGTTCTACCTGTTCCCAAAGGTCAAAGAGCATTCCAGAATGAATGGCAACGAGCGGCTCATAGGGTTCGCCCTGGATAAGAAAGCGGTGTTTTTTCTCCTGCCACGACACAATTCGGTACGGGTAGCCACCTCCCTTCTTACGCCAGTAGGTACCGATGAGAGAGTGGGGATCTTTGGCCACGGCCGAGGTGTAACACGAGCTGGAAAAGAAAGTCAAGTACGTAAGAAGAGATCCTGTGGATAAAGAGCAAATGTTCAGTGAAAGTCACATATGGTCATATATGTTACCATACGTTTTTAGTGAACAGCGCGTTACACCAAGGCAATGAGAATGCACGCTTACAGCTCAGGCATGCCTACACCCCAGGGACTTGCGCGCACCTGGTAGTTTCTGCTATGAGTCACGCGTCCACGCGGGCGGGCGGGTCAGGTCAGACTGAGCGCACGAAGTAAGCGCCCTGCAATCTCAAAGCCCACTAGCCATGAGGCGTCGCCTGTGGCGGCGACTCAAGTAGGCGGTCCCGTTGGTCCGCAGAGGGCTATCTACTACACAGTGCGTCAGAGGCCCCTCGTGTAGCCCTATTGCTGGGTAGAAGCCCCGGGGCCGATGGCCCCCCGCCTTCCCCCTGGGTACCCCCTCTTTAGTCGGTAGTACATGCACCCACACCTTGACATGTAGCGTTGATGTAGCTGGGGGCTGGTGATGAGAGTCGGGGTGACTTACCACTAAGGCAGTCCCGCCTACTCACCTCCTTTGTTCAGACTCCAATTGCCAACGCTCTATTGCCTCCGGAGCTATCCTCCATTTTGGCCTCTGGTTGGCGCTACTCAAATTGGATGCTATCAGCCTCCCTTCTGCAATTGCTTGCTTCACGGTCTTAGCATCTACATGCAAGAAACGTGCTACTTCGGTGACGGTCCACCGTTGCTTGATCCTTGGAGGCCTCCCCATTACCGCAGACCCCATCGAGCACGCCAAAGCTCGCGCTCTACCTCCCGGGCTTGGCCCGCTAAGTAGGCCGCTTGCTTGTGCAGGGCATCGTTCTCCCTCTGCACCTTGATGCTCCGAAAGCTCTCATCAAATTCGTGCCACCTAACCCTTGTAGTAGGTGTGAACGTTCGGTAGTCCCTTGCAAGATGCGTGTCCTTCACTTGATGTACCTCACTTTCGGTGCCGCATCCTCTGCTGCGCGAGCCGCCCGCCTGGCGATGTCATGAGGCTCGCCCCTACAAAGCCGGCCTCCGTCCTTACCAGGCTCTCCGTCGCATCCAGGCACGTGACACTTAGGCGACGGCGCCAACGCCCTTTGTCCTGGATCCATTGTCTTACCCCTCCGTGCAAAGAACCGTTCCGCATGCTTTGCTTTTTTCATGGCCCTTGGACACTTTGCAGTCTCTATGCCAACGGCTCTAGCTATCCCTGCCTTTGATTTCCCGCCTCTAAGCTCCGTTTTGCCCTCAAATTCCTGAGATTACTATGATGTAAATGTCATAGCGCAAATACGCGTAATCATTGAAACGCAAATTCTGCGCCTCAGATTTCTGAGATTGGCATTGGTGACGCGCCGTTCGCTCATTAGATCCACAGGGCCTTTTGTGCTCGCGCCATTGGCATAAGGCGTGCTTTGTCTCGGCTCGCAATGTCGAGCCAAACGAAACAGCGACTCGAAACGGTCTTTTACTGGACCGTGTTTCTAGTGGATATCGGGGCCCTAATTTGGTCGTGCCGCCCATGACAACGTCCTATCTCGCAATGCGCATCGAACGGGCCCGTGCGCGCCACGCGCGTCTCGTGCTGGCCTGGGCTCGCGCAAGCAACGTTTCTTCCGATGCCGCCTACGATAGGTGGTTTCGCCTGGAAAAGGCAATTCAACGTGCCGCGCGTGCAGCTGGCATGGATCTGGGAACACGCGGCGAAAGCCCAGTCATTTAGGAGATTTCATGCGTTCACTCATCATCACGTATTGCGGCATGGTGGCACTTTGGCTCGGGATCGTCGGAATCGCGATCTACCGCGCCAATTACCCGGAGACGGAGTTTACCGCGCATCCGGCCGAGATCAAGGTAGACATGGGGTGCGGCTGCATCGACACCAGTGCCACCAACCCCGCCATCGTGTTCGTACCTGGCGTGGATGACGCCGAACGGTACTAGCCCCATGGAAATATGGACTTGTGTGAATGGCAGTTGCCGTGAATTTGGGGAAATGGTGACCCTGCAGGGTTTCCAGGAGGTTAGCGCTCGCTGTGCGTGGTGCAGGAATTTCATGTTATTGCACCGTCAAGAAATGAGCAAGTAATGCCACGTATGCCAACGCTCTTGATCGGTTACCGCGCGCCGCAAAAGGACATGCCTGAGGCCCCATTGGCCGCTAGCTACCTCGCGGCTGCATTTCTCGAAACGGACGAACACGAACGGGTCCGCTATTTGCAAGATGCTTGGCGTATCCTCGACAAAATGGGCGTCGCACACGGAGACGAGTAATCATGAGAACCTTCATTGATTGGGCATGGCCATTGCTAGGTGGATGCCTTGGATCTTGGCTGTACGCTCGATATCTGTTTTGGCGCCTGGGAAAGAAAATGCAAAAAGGAATTGACGTTCGCAAATAGGTGCTTTAATCATAAGCACCTGGTAATTGGGGGTTGGGAGGCCCCTCAAAATGACTTTCGTCGTTCTCATCATCATCATGTCACTGCTTTTCAACGCGAACGCTTAGCCGCGTTCCAAATCGGGAGACCACACCATGATCAAATTCATTTTGTCCACTGCTTTCGCTCTGTTGTTCTTGACGCCGACGCTGGTGTTGTCGGCCGTCCCCACCCCGAAGGACAAGACCCCCACCATCTCCGACGGAGACGTCCGTGTGCTGGCCACCTGCAACGATGGAACGGAGTGGCGCTCGCGACACGCCGCGCACAAGGGGGCCTGCTCCGGTCACGGGGGTGTCAAAGCGTGGGCCGACGGCTCGCCAATCCGCGGACGCGCCGTCCCCCTCAACCCCCCGCGAAAGTAGGCGCCTAGGGCACGCCAGGAGGCCGCAAGGCTATCCCTGGCGTCCCCTGGAAGGTCCACCTACCCCAGTGGTCTCCCCGAAATCTCGGGGCCCCGCTTGGCCAAGCCTCGAAGCCCCAGAGGTTTCGATCTGCTTTGGTAGGTGGATCTCTCAGGGGATACGACACCCTGCGGAACAAAAAGCACCGATAGGTAAGTGCCCTCTGTCCCCTATTCACACAAAACTGGAGAACCACACATGGGAACCAAGAAAGACAATGGCAAGGCCTCGAAGCGTCATCCCCTCCACAAGCACGCCAAGCGTCTGGCGCGCAAGCTCGTCAAGAGCGTGCGGGAGTCCGCCTCGCCGCGATTCGTGACGTTCGCGGGTGACGCCATTCCGGACGGCGCGGCGCTGTACGTCCGGATCACTGCCGGTGTGGGGCTCGTGCCCTACGATCAGGAGGCCGACGGGACGATCGACAAAGCGCAGTCGGCCTACTGCGGGCCGTTCGGAGACGCCAAGTCGGCGAATCTCGCGTTGACCACCCTGCCGAAGATGGCTCAGACCATGGCCCAAACTGAGGATTCGTTCTCGGCGGCGGATTCGTGGCGCTACGATCTGGTAACCACCCGCGACAAGGGGCCCGTCAACGTGATCGGGATCCAGCCCGAGGACATCGAGGCCTACGCCGCGATGGTGGGCATGGGCGCCATGGTCGGAGACGACGCTTCGGGCGAGGACATCGATGCCGAGGATTCGTTCGACGGAGGGGACTTCCCCCAGAGCGCGTCCGACGCGCTCTACAGCGACGGGGAAGACGGAGATGAAGACGCGGCTTTGCAGAGTCGACGTCCGTAGTTAGGAGGCGCGGCTAACCGCGATTGCAAGCTCCCCACGTGGTAAGCGTGGGGGGTTTGTGGGAGGCGATTAGACCAATGAAAACCGAGCCGGAATACCAACCAGAGTCCAAACCTTCGGCATTGCCTACGGGCAGCCGTGTAAGACGTGCATCGGAGGCATACCAGTACCTCAAGGATCATGGATTCGCAGATCGGGAGCAAGAGACCTTCGTGGCCCTGTTTCTGGACGGGAATGGGTTCGTGATCTCCCATTTCGTGGTGGCCATCGGCAATGACACTACGGTGGACGTCCCTTTCAGGCCCCTGCTTAGAGCTGCGTTGGAGGCCAATGCGTTTGCCATGTGCGTCTCCCATAATCACCCCCAAGGGTTGGCCGACCCTTCCGATCCGGACAAGATGACGACTCGCAATCTGGCAATTGCATGCCAGATCATAGACGTCCACCTAGTGGATCACCTGGTGACTACGCCAACGGGCTTCACCTCCATTCGAAACATAGACTCCAGTGCATGGAATCCGCCGAAATCCTGGGAAGACTATACCTCGGCGCTTACGGGACTCCTGGAGCAACTGGAGCGAATCATTCCCAAACAGGCGATTGACAAGGCTCTCAATTCCGCTGGCCTCAAGAGGCCAAAGAAGTAGGTAGCGGGGAGGTCCGGGGAAATGCATACGGCCGACAGTATTACCATTACGATCGTCATGTTCGCGTTGGAGGCCATTGCGGCTGATCAGACTGTGCGAATCATCGAAGTAGTTAGGGTTACCATCCGAAAGAGGGCAGAACGTGTGATTCCGCGACTCGCGGGACCCATTCTCATCCCTCCGATCTTCGATCCCGACATTCGGGATCTGCCTGAGTGGCCTATCTCTGAGGCCAATTGCTCATGCTGTGTTGTGGTTGACGGATGAAAGGAAGGTTACAAGGTGAGTGACAAGCCCAATAAGCACAAGCCAGAGTGTGCATTCGAATTGGTGATCGAACCTGGGAAGCACGTCTCCCCCTGCGGGGAGGTCGCAGACTGCGTCAAGGTCACCTGCAAGCCTCATGGGGACGGAGACCCGGTAAGCATCGATCTTCCGATCGTTCGGTTGGCCGAGGTTTGCGCGGCTATCCTAGCCTCCGGTAGCTCCATTGTGAGACAAGCACTTGAGGCCAGAAACGCCAAGGGTACCGATAGCAAAGGGGCATCGGTCCCTAACTAGGGGTTTTGTGGTTGCGTGTTAGCATAGGCTATGCTAACACCCCTAGCGTTCGGGCCGAGATAGACACTTAGGGGGTGGAAACGGGTCCGGATATAGCCATGGGAGGGCACGGGAAACCGTGCCGCGTAACCTCCTCATCGTCGATACGCGAAAGGCTGGAATCCTCCCGGCCGCAAGGCCCAACCTCTAGCCAAAAAAGGGGATACATGGTCAATCTAGTGATTCTCGTGGGGCGACTCGGCATGGATCCGAGAATGAGCTACACGCCAAATAAGACGCCTATTTGCGATCTTAAGTTAGCCACTACTGAGCGGTGGCGCGATAAATCAGGCAAAAAGCAAGAGCGCACAGAGTGGCACGCTGTAGAGGTATTCGGGCCTCAGGCCGAAAGCTGTTACAGGCATCTCGGCAAGGGCCGAATGGTCTATGTAGAAGGTCGCATCAAGACAACCAAATATGTCAAGGATGACATACCGCGCTACTTTACAAAAGTAGTCGCGAACCTCGTGCGTTTCCTTGACCACGCAACCGAGCCCAGCGACGAAACCAAGGCGCCGCGCGATAGCTCTATCGCTGATTACAGAGCCGGACAGGAAGAACCGGAGTCCGACTTTTGACCAACGAAGCACTCCGGAAGGTCGGCCGCGAATTGGGCCGCGCGCATCGATCTAACCAACACTCGCGGATTTACATGTGGCTTGATGCCATGGATCCGCCGCGCACGCTTTCGTGGCTGGCGCGCAAGGTCGGTCGCTCGCGCCAGAGCCTTGCCACCTACATCCAGGGCTCGCGCCGCGTGCGCATGGCCTCAGGAAGCTACCGCAATGTGCTCTCACCCGTGCCGAAAGAAGTAGTCGCCGCGGTGGAGGCGCTGTCACTAGAAACCGATCACAGGGTCCTTCGTCTCATTGGCGGACCCATAACCGTTAGGGATTGGCCATGCATCCAGTAGGCCGGACGGTGGGACCGAAGTACGGGGGAAGATACCGTTTTGACCCGTAACGATTGTACTTGACCTGTTGGCAGAATGTGCTAACACCGCTACTACAACCCTGAAAGGATCCATGAATGAGAGTAAGATTGATCAAGGAAATGGACTTCCGACGCAATGACCGGACGTTATACCTCCAGGTCGAAAAGGACATAAAGCTAGGGCCGCGCGATGTGGCTTGCTTCGTTGCGAAGTCTCGCAACCAGATCCTTTTCGTCCATCGTCCATCGTCCATCGAGACGCGCTACAAGAGCGACCCGTTGGTGTACCACTCGATTCGGCTCAGGCTTTCTCACGGCACTTGGGATCCGTTGATGCTCAAGGAATATGCCGCAGAAGCTGGTATTCAACTCGAAGGGCTAATGGGACTCAAGGAAGTTTTGCGCCGCGTTCGATCTTCGGTAGCTGAGCAGAAAGCAGCGGCTTAATGTTTCGCGTAAACAGCGACGGACAGATCGAAACAGATTCCCTTGATGAGGCATTGGAACTACAGCGGCGCCTCCGCGGAGGAAAGGCAGTCGTGACCGTGAGGGCGGTCAAAAAGACAAAGGCGCTGCCGCGCATGGCCAAAACCAAGGATGGCGTCGTTTATGATTCCGGACTGATGGGAGAAGTAGGCGAGCACAACAACCTCGGTCCGGGTGTCACGATCAAGGAAGATAGCGTAGGGATTCTTCTTAAGGCCGCTGGCTATAAACGCATTTACAAAGAAACACGCCGTCTATATGGATTTTTCTTGAGGTACCCCAAGACGGTTTGGCGCGCATCCGAAATCGTCAAGCGAGTACCGGCAAAAACTGGTAATCGACATACAACCTGGAGTCATCTGAATAGGCTGGTAAAGCGACAATTAATCAAACAAGTAGCGCGTGGGCAATACCAACTAGGGTAATGCCCAGGAAGATAGCCAAGAGTGTAGCGTGGGTGGAGTGTCGCCTCGGTCATAGGTGGCGCGCAAGATGGTGGTGGTCATCCAGTGCGCCACAGACACGAATCGTCGAGCCTAGGCATTGTCCGCAGTGTGACGAGCGATTCGGTATAATTCATGTACGACCCTGAAAAGCCATGGACGTGGCCTGACGAGGAGCTAGATAAAGCATTAGAAGAACTAGAATTTGAATATAAACGCTCGCAAAAGAGGGCAATATTGAAGCTCCGTGATTTCATTAAGCTCAAGATTGACGAATTGGATAAGTTCGAAATGGATTGGATGCGCAATCATCGACTTGATCCAGACAAAAATCCGCTTGAAATGCCAGCGTTCGAGTGGGAAACTATCTGGCAATTAGAGGAGACCGAAGATGATTAGCGGTTTCTTTACTGTAATTGGCATGTCAGTCCTGCTTCCGATATGGTTCGCGCTCTGCGGAGCTGGGATGATATTTGGATTTGAGGCTGGTACGGCATTGTTCAAGAAACTGAAAGAAAGGTTCATAGATGAATGATCGCAGTGTAGATCGCAGTATAGATATTAATGAACTTGCAAAGGCTCTTGCGCTGGCGCAGAGCAAAATCGCGTATGCCAGTAAGGATTCGCTGAATCCACACTTCAATCGTTCCTACGCCGATCTTGCCAGTATTTGGGAAGCGTGTAGAGGGCCGCTGACCGAGAACGGGCTCTCTGTCGTTCAGCAGCCAATGAACGGCGAAAATGGCCAAGTCGGCGTCCGCACAACGCTGCTCCACCTTTCCGGGCAATGGATGGAGTCGGTAGTCTATGCCACCCCGGAGCGCCCTGGGCCTCAGGCGCTCGGCTCGTGCATCACCTACCTGCGACGATACTCACTGGCAGCGGTAGCAGGCGTGGCGCCCGATGATGACGACGGCGAAGCAGCCGAGCGTGAGCGTCCAGGTAGGCTGGTGACGGCTCAGAAGCAGGGACTTAACAAGGAGGCTGCCCCGGCCGTGGGAAAAGAGAGACTCGGCCCCCAGAAGGCATCGCCCTATTCATCTGGGACGAAGCCTCAGACTTCGGAGAAGCCGAATCCAAGCTCTGGGCCGAATTTACAGGTCGTTTCGGAAACGCAAACTCCTGGTGGGTCGGGCCAGGAAACAAAAAATTACCTAAAGGCAACTGACGTACCTCCGTTGCGTAATGCTGGTCTAGCCACTAAAGACCAGTTGGCGCGCATTCACATTCTAAAGAAAGAGATTGGTCTCGCTGATTGGGTAAATGGCATCGAGCACTATGAATGGGACCCCAAGCAATGGCCACTCTATCGACAGAAGATCGGTGCCTATTACAATATCCAGGGTGACCGTTGTCGACATGCCAACGATCTTCAGGAGCACCAGGCCGCAAATCTAATCAAGGCCATGGAGGCAAATTCCACTAGAAACGGCAATCGCAGTGCCCAAATGCTAAGGCAGATAGCAGCGGCGGTTCCCGAGGCTCGTGAGTACATAAATATAGACGATATTTTCGACAAGGCCTTCCCCACGTCTGCCGGAGAAGAAACGGCCTGGTTGCTGCCATTCGGATTTGAAAGCCGAGCAGACATCCCCACAGAGCTACACCATGATTTCATAATTCTCTTGCAGGCCTTTAAGCTCGGTGGCGACAAGTGGGAGAATGCTCGGGACAAATTCCTAGAGAGACAAGGCAATGCTGGTCTTTAAACTGAGGATAGATGCAACGCGCGAGCCGTGTAAGGCATGTGGCTTATCCAACTATGTATATCCAGAAGATCAATGCGACATGGATACTGGTCTTTGTCGTAGATGCTGGCGGGCATATGCATTCTCGTCTTATGGCCCCTGTCAGTCCAGTACGTGTACGTCTTCTCAGCCGTCAGAAGTTTGCGCTTATTGCGTCGATCGAATCACGGATTCGGCTGAATCAGCAAAGGATGAGCTTCACGAACTTAAAATGCATCATACTGACGAACGAAAAAGGGCGCTTGACGAGGTCCTAGAAGCATTCAAAAAGGTACTACTTATTGGTGCCGTTGAATATACGAGGACTGGCATGACGGAGGCAATAGAACGTGCCATCGAAGACATCAGCTAAGAAAAAGAAACCGGATAAATTGCCTACGAATATATTTGTAGGCGACAAGGTTAAGCTAAAGCCAGAGCGCATACCTGCATATAGGGAAGCGTGCAGGCTGGCCGGGTGGCATGATGTAGACTTCTATGCAATCCGCGTTGTGATTCGCGATGATGACGGAGGCCCAGGCAGGCGCCAGCGCCTATTCGTGCAGGGTCCTCCGCACGCCTTCTTTCCTGGGGACGTAGTCCTGGCCTGGAATAGCGACGATGAGCGCAGGGTGGAACTAGAGAAACGTGGTCATATCTAGGAACTTGAGTCAAGTACCTGGTAATGTGTAGACATTAGCCACTGGATCGAGGATCTTGCCGTTGTCTAGGACTTCAGTATGGAACACACTACCAAAAGCCGCGGGGTATCCGCTCCTCTCATCTGGGGTCCTAGACAGCTCCTGGGTGTTTCGAGCGGGGCGGGTACTCGGCGGCTTTTGTGTGTCTGGAGCATTACACATGGTGGAATGCGATTGTGCGCACTGCGTCTCAATTAGGGGGTACAAAAAGGGGGTAAGATCTGATCAGTTTGTATCTGATTCAGGATCTGATCCGGATCCTGATCAGAGAATAGATCCCCCTATTAGACGCATCAAGTCACCAAGGGTTAGAGGGAAAGCCCGTGATTATACGCCAGCTTTCGAGGTAGCATGGCGTGAGTACGGCAGGAAAGAGGGCAAGCTAGAAGCCTTTGGTGTATGGCTTCTGAAGTGCCAAGAGTTTGGCGGTGAGGCTTTATTGCTACCCCAAATTATCACCTCGCTTCGTTGGCAGTCTCGGATCTGGGAGCGAGACAACTGGAACTTCGCACCCTACTTCGTTCGCTATCTGAAACAGGAGCGCTGGAACGATGAGCCGCGCGCTGTGGCGCCCTACAGGAGGCGCCCGGATGACGACAGGCTCTCCAGGTCCACCGAGGTCCAGATCTCTCGGCTGCGGGCCGCTGCGGGCCGTCAGGCGACGCCTGGTGAGATAGCCGAGCTAGCCGCTCTCAGGAAGGCGTCCAGGTGACGCTTATCGGCGTAACCGGCGGTCGTAAGTAGATGGGCGCCTACTACAACGAGATCGAGCCGTACGCGGCGCAGTGGTTGAGGAATCTCATCAAGGCCGGACACATCGCAGAAGGAGACGTGGATGAACGCAGCATCGTCGAAGTTGAAGCCTCGGACCTCCGAAAGTATGACCAGTGTCACTTCTTCGCCGGCATCGGCGTCTGGTCCTACGCCCTCCGGTCCGCAGGCTGGGCCGACGATCGCAAGGTCTGGACGGGGAGCTGCCCGTGCCAGCCGTTCAGTGTTGCGGGCCTCGGCCAAGGCTTCGCCGACGAGCGTCACCTCTGGCCTGTCTGGGCCAAGCTCATCGAGCAGTGTCGCCCTGACGTCCTCTTTGGCGAGCAGGTTGCAAACAATGACGCGCTCGCTTGGCTCGACGTTGTTCAAGCTGACCTGGAAGCTGCGGACTACGCCGTCGGGACGATCGATCTCTGCGCTGCGGGGCTCGGCGCGCCGCACCTCCGTCAACGACTGTGGTGGGTGGCCGACGCCGCAGGCGCACGACGCCGCATCGGCCAAAAGCCCGGAGAAGGTCGAGGAGATGAAGCGCGAGATCCACGCACGAACGGGACGCACGCCAGGCTTCGCGAACCTGAACGAGATCGCGCTTCTGGCGAGCTGGCCAACGACGCGCAGTGCCGATGCGGAGAAGGGCGCGCGATCGAAGGGTCGGCCGCTGCCCAGACAGGCGCTGTCAGCGGATACTGGGGCGCCGCAGACCTCATCTACTGCCGTGACCCGGGAGGCCATCGGTACAGGCCAGTTGAACCCGGCACATTCCCGCTGGCTCATGGGATTGCCAACCGTGTGGGACGACTGCGCGCCACCGGCAACGCGCTCGTCGCGCCGGTCGCCGAAGCGTTCGTGAGGGCGTACATGGACGTTGCTACGGGTTGTGGTTAAGTGCATGATCCGGATAAGCATGCCTGAATTAACAAAAGATGAGAGAGAGCTATTGAAACGATTTCGCTCATCGTCAAATGACTGATGAAGAAATTTGCATAGGCTGTCTTAATGTAATAGAGGGCTGGAAAGATGGAGAGCCGCTGGATTGGAAGAATTGGTTTGATACGACAAAGTCCGGAGAAGTATTCCACTGGAAGTGTCGGGATAGGCTCTATGAGCCAGAATGGTAGGCAAAATGACAGGAGGAGGATCAAGAGTAAGATTATCTGACAGTGAGAGAAAATTCCCCTGCGGACATCGAAGGAAACGTAGAAGCGAAAAGACATGCCAACATTGTAAAAAGCGTGATCGTGCTAGGGATGTTGCTATTTATGTAAGAACCCATTTAAATAAACCATTCCCATGTGGGCATACGACGGATAGAAAAAACGTGTCCATATTTATGGGGAAATACCTAAGGCGAGATGGTACCATTGCACGGGGGTTAACCAGACGTTGCCTATGGTGTGTAAAGCTAAGATCGGCTGGCATAGTAAGAGGTGGGTATCAATCAATAAATGGCAAACTACCATCGGATTCCCCTAATTTAGATCGATGCCCAGTGTGTGAATTCATAGAACCACATATTTGTATCAAAAACTCTGGTAGAGCAGACGATCGTGTGGTACATCCGCTGTTTGATAACGAATACATTTAGGAGGTATTTTGGAAAAGGGGAAGCTAAGAGGATTTGCTGCGATGACGCCTGAGGTCCGTGCGGCGGCTGCTTCTAAGGGTGGTAAGATTGCTCATGCAAGAGGTACGGCGCATAGATTCACGCCGGCTCAAGCCAGGGAGGCAGGAAGGAAGGGTGGGATGGCGGCGTATAAATCAAAAAACGCAAAAGGGACCGACACATGACTGACGAGGCGTTGATTGAGGCGATGGTCAGGGCCTGGGACGACTGTGACGACGACGGCGAAGACACGACCATGACGCAGTCCATGGCCGCTGCCCTCGCAGTCGCTGCACCTGAGCTACGACGGCGGGCGCTGGAAGGCGTCGTAGCGGCGCTCATGATATACGGCGAGAAGGTAGCCGCCTCATTCGTGGCCAGCCTCACCGCCGAGCCACCAACCAGCGGGGAGGGTGGGACGCTGTGTGACTGTGGACACCAGCCAGACGTTCACTATGAAGGCACGGGGCTGTGCCAGGCGAGCACCGGGGACGACCCATGTGAGTGCGAGGGAGTCGTGCATAGCGGCACCGGCCGTACTGGAGGTGTGAGGTGACCATCCCAGAGATGTGGCTCGCCCTGGTGTGTTTCGTTCGTGGGCACAGGCGGGATGGCATTCTCGGCACTTCTCGCTTCTGCTTTCGCTGCGACAAGAGGTTTCCATGACCGCCCCCAACCAACCCGAGCCGACGGTGGAGCGCCTGGCCGAAATCGACGCCGAGCTTGCGACGCTGGCCTGCTCCGACGGCGGATGCTGCATTCGCAAGCCCCAAGGCCAGCATACGAACGCTGGCTGTCGCTGCATCTCACCCTATGCGCGCGACTGGACGCCGGGACACGCCTCGCGCATCCGCCGGGCGCTATGGCTGCGACAGGAGCAGGCCTCCCTCCTCGCGACGCGTGAACGAGAGGCGGAGGTGCGGGGGCGGGTTGCGAGCCTGGAGGCGATGGCGCAGCGATTCGAAGATTCGGGCTTCGGCGCGGAGGCGGAGGACTGCCGCGCGTTTGCGGCCGAGGTCGCAGCCGCCCGTCGCGAGCTTGAGGGCGGGGAAGGGGGTGATGCGTGAAAGCGCCACTCGAAATCGCCAACGACATTCTCTATCAGACCGATGGGCAGCCCGGTTACGACGTGAAGTGGCCGAAGGTCAAGCTACTCGGCGAGGCCATCGCCTCCGCCATCGAGGAGGCCAGGCGAGAGGGGGAACTAGCGGCATTGGAGCGAATAGAGAAGCTGGTGTGCGCCGACCTCGGAGACGAAAGCATGGACCATCGACGCAGGATGCACCGGGCTGTCCTTACGCTGAGCAGAATAACCCACGCAGCCCGTCGTGCCCTGGAGGCCGCCCCGCCCGCCCCCGCAGTGACGGAGACGTGCATGTGCCCGTTCCCGCGTACGGACTGTCCCAGGTGTCAGCATTTGTGCAAAGCATGCGAATCGGCTGCGCCGGGTAGAACGTGCAATACGTGTGGCTTCGTATTGTCGATTCACAAATCGGCGTGCCCAGCGAAGCATGCCAAGCTAACGAAAGCGCCAACGTGCACGTGCGGCGCGCGAGGAAGCGAGGCTCACATATGGGCGTGTCCGCTGATAGTCAAGCCAACGCAAGGGACGCGATGAGCGCGGACATTGACCGGCCTCCTGCCGTTGCACTATGTCAGTGCATGGGGTGCGAGTTTATTAGGTGTGAATTTCGCCGATTAGAGGACTCCGTCGCCCAGGCCCGCGCCGACCTTGAGCGGATGCGAGGGAACCTGGAATGGGAAAACTCGGCCATAGTGGGTCCGAGGGCTCGGCCGATGTGCCAGCGGTGCGAGAACACGCCCGCCGTGGCATCGGAGGGTGGCGTGTTGTGCTGCTCCTGTGGCGAGCTTCGTCGAGCAGAGGCCCCCAAGTGCCGCATTTGCACGACCGAGATACACCCGACGATGGCCGTGTGCGACCGGTGCGAGGCCAAGCTGATACCGCCGACGGCCACCCCGCCCCGCGCTCTCCCCTACTCCCCGGCCTCCCTGCTCTCAGTCCTGGAGCTTGACGGGGACCTCGTGTGTCCGGTGAGGGGGAGGCGGAGGTGAGACAGGTTCGTTCCCGCTCACCATGTGGCCGCCGCCTATTATTTGAGTGCCCCTGCTGGTATTGCAACCTAAGGCCCGAGGGCGGCCCAAATGTCACTTGGCAGATAGCTGAGACTTGGCGCAGGTCCAAGAAACACACGCTTATGGATTCTTCTTGCAATCCAGAAAAAACGATGCATATAACAATTGCTATGCGTCGCACCGGTCAGTTTTGCCCTTCCTGTGGGGCTCCTGAGGAGCAGGGATTGGCCTGCCCCGAGGGTGAAATTATCCATGAGGCCGGGTGCGGCAGCGAAAGGGTAGCATATGACGATCGTACTGGAACTTCAGCGAATTCAGGATCTTCTGAGCGAAATCGCGATGAACGCGGAGACCACCGAGGATGCGATGTTGGCCGTGAGGGCCAACCGGGCAGTCCGTGACATAGCCCGCGGTGTTGCGCCGGCTCCGAAGACTGGCAAGAAACGAGGCCGTAAGCCAGGATCAAAGAATGCTCCGAAGGTAACGGCAGAGGGCGGCGCTGATGCATCGGCGCCCGCGCCCGAGGCGAAGCCCGCTGACCACCGGCACGAGTTTCCGACCGGTGCCGTGGGCGAGCCATGCTCCGTGGATGGGTGCACGGCCAAGAAGGCGAATCGCGGTCGCAAGCCCAAGTCCCTTGCCGGCGTTGAAGGCGTCGCCGATGCCATTCCGGTAGATGATGAGCCGGCTGAACAGCAGGATACCGCCCCCTCGGTTCCCCTCCCTCATCGCACGCCAGGATGGCAGCCGACTGCGTCTGATGACGACCTGGATGAGCTAGATCAGTAACAGTTGTAAGCGCCGTGCTCCGGGGCGCAAGTGTAAATAAAATACCGGAGCTTCATTACAAGAAAAGGAGGTTGGTCATGCTTGCAAATTAGGAGGTGACCAATGGCGGACTCAGGTGGCGGCGCCCGGCGCCGTCAAAAGGATCAGGAAACGGCCGCGAGAATGAAGGCGGCAGGAGAAGAACGAACCACCGGCATCTGCCCGGTGTGCTATCGGACGATGACCGTCGATAGCCGCAAGACGAGGTATTCGCATCTTTGCAAAGCTGGCAGATTGCCCGTCTAGTTGTCCTACCCGCGGTGCCGTGTGTAATCCGGCGTGACGGGACCCGAGCCGCGCCGGGGATCACGCGCGGCATATTTCATCCATGACAGCTACTCTGTGGATCCCTGGAACATTCCCAGGACTAAATGAGCTAATAGAGAGCGCCAAGGGACACGGTGGATCTGGTGGCGGCTATTCTTCTATGAAGCTGGCCTGGACGAATAGGGCATGGGGAGAGGCATTGTCTGCGAGGCTGCCAAGGCTTCCAGGGCCCGTATCTATCGACTTCACGTGGATAGAGAAGAACCAGCGGCGCGATCCAGACAATGTCGCAGCAGGAGGCAGAAAGCTGATTCTAGATGGTCTCGTGAAGGCTGGCGTGCTACAAGGTGATGGATGGAAAATAATTCAATCCTGGACCGATAGATTCCAAGTAAGCAAGGAACGGCCAGGGGTCGGGTTAATCATTCATGATCGGAGTATGCAAATCGGATGAATTTACGAACAGGACACATGCTTGCAGCCTTTGTAATAGGTGTTATCTTTACCCTATGGATTATCCCTGACGGCAAACTTTCGCCTGGGGATGTCAATAACATAGGTAATTTAGTTATGGCGGCATGCATTGCATCCGTGGTCGTAGAATTCGTTGCGGACGTTATTTAGGGACCGCGAGCGCCCAGAAATCTCCTGACAATTATATCTGCCTGGGCGGGAACGGCAGTAACGCCAAGGATCGCTGCCTCGCACCACCAGGGTGCGTGAGCAAATACAACCAGGGCAAAGCCGCCTCCGTTTGATATCAGTATACGCAGTGCTGTCAGCCAGGGATTTTCAGATCGGCCGCCAATGGCCGGCAAGCCGGAGGATGGCGATAACCGTGGCGGTGACTGCGAAGATTCCAAATGCTATCCAATCGTATAGTTTTGGTGTCATTGAGGCATCCCCCCGGTTACCCCGTTAGCGTAGTCTTATTGAAAGCAGCCGTTGAAAAGATAGGGCATCCCACGGCCGCACTTGGGTGTTTCCCGTCTGGCGTAGCCAGGGTCTGCCCAAGTGGCCCGGGATCGTGAGAGTTTCCCGGGGGCGGCGTGTTGTTCGCAGCCTCGAATGCCTGCTGTGGCGTTCTCACATCGATGTAGGCGTGGCCGTTTAGGTTGGCGACGTAATTGATGGCGTTATTGTAGGCGTTTACCTGTATTGCAATTGGGTCAGGGTAGAATTCGTTCTGGCAGAATATGCCCATAAGTGCAAGCTTGTTCGCGGCTCTGCCGGATGTGGTCCATTTAGTAGAGATTGATTGCCAGGAAGCGATAAATTCATCTAGTGGAGTCTTAGCGAAAAGATCGTTCACGCCGGCCTGACAGATGCAGGCCTGGGGCGCAACCGCCGTGACATCGGTGGCCCACCGCGTGTCAATTTGAGCGATGACATTGCCGCCTACGCCTTTGTTAACATTTGTTATTGGCGTGATAAGCGCTGCATTTACAGAGGTGATATATGGATTCTGCCATGGCGACGTCGATATTCCCTGTGTGATAGAATCGCCGATAAAGTCTAACAGGTCCCCGCCGTGTAGCTGGAATGAGACCGTGCTAAGGGGTGACAATGAATACTGAGACAGGGTAGCGCAGGGCCAACCCGGGCCTCTGGTAATGGTTACATAATCCCAGATCTGTTGAGAGGTCGGCGCGGATGTTCCCTGGACGCCCTGCCAGAACATACCGTCCACAATGACCCCGTTTAGCGGAGATGAGCCATCATTGAGCGCGCCAATCGTGATACCGGTAACAGTCTGAATACCGGTGTCTCCCGTGGCCAGGTAAGCCCCCGTATCCGGGAACCCAAAGTTAAGATCTAGCGTCGATGATGATGGACCACCATTGAAGTATCCTATGACGCAGTTGTATTTGGACGTAACAGTCGGGGAAGCGGCAGATACAAATGCATTACTGCCAATGTTAAGCTGCGTACCGCCATTGTCGAACATGACTGCGCGGTGCAGTGAAAGACCGTCCACGAGGCCCTGCGTGGACACTGTATTTCGACGGACGATGATAAAGAATACAAATGGCTGCGAGATTGCAGAAAATGCATTAACCAGCCGCCTGTCCGCGCCCGGATAAGTTAGCTCCCAAAGATTGTTAGCAGTCTTATTGTAGTTGGGTCCTGTGCCAGTCCTCGAAAGGACGCCTCCTAGTGTTCCGAGATTAACTATGCTGGTTGCTTCGTTTCCGCTAGTGATAGTCGTATTCCCAGATCCGTCATAATTCAGCCCAGACCACCAAACGCGCAGGGATGACGCGAATGGCGGTGTGACCATGCCTGTATTTGCCGGCGGGATAGCCACATATCCGGCATTGGTATTAATACCGGATGATGGTATGTCCCTGTAATTGGCGCTGGTATTAGCAGCAGCCGTAGATGGGATATCGATATATGCCATTACACGCCAGGCTGACGCAGACCATCAATGAGGCTCATGTTAATTCTGAATGTAGTCTGGTTGGAGCCGCCATTGAGCATATCGATCTTCCAATCCCGGAATGCCGATATATCATAGTCATAGGGACCACTGGAAGTGGAGGCGGCAGGAATAGCCACGGACTGGGAATTGTACTGATTCCAGGTGACACCAAAATCATCAGACCAATAAGCGCGCAAGGTAAGTGCTTGATCGTTCTGAAGCACGATCTGGAAGCGGCCAGCGCTGGCTAGCGCCAGGAAATTGCGCACCCCCGTATCGGGCGTCTGGAATAGGATGATAGTGGCACCGGCGCCAGGAAGCGCCGCACCTGTATATTTAAGCTGAGGATTTTGCATGTTAGACTTTCTTGATCTTAGGAGCCTTGACCTTCGGGGCCTTGATGATATCAGACCCGTACTTTTGTACTTCTCGCTTGAACACAGAGGGGTGGTTAAATCTCATGAAGGTGGCTTGTTTTGGCGTCCAGGGCATTATTTCTTATTCTCCTCTCTGTGCTGAATGGCTTCGAGCGGTAAGGCATAGAATGGTTCCACAGAGCGGGCGGCTCGCGACAATGGATCTACAAGACGAAGGTCTACGGCATGGCCAGCTTCGCGGGCCGTGCGCAATGCGGTCCAGAGCGGGCTCATTCCAGGCATAAGCTGGGGCTGGAGTTTACCGACCTTCATAGCATTGCGAGCTATTAGGGTATTGATATAGCTATAGGGCTGACCCTGGGTATCTGCGATCTCGCGTAGCTGTGGTAGTCGCTCATCGGCTCTGTTTCTGCCGGCGGTACGGAGATTGCGAACCATGGCTCGTTCGCGAGCGGCGGAGTCTGCGTAGTCAGCTTCGTTTTTGCCGACCAGAACATCATTTGTACGTTCCAGTTGACCCATTTCTCGGCCGTAGCGACCAGCGGCAGCATCGTATCTAGGGTCTACGCCTGTGGCCAAGTCCTTTAGCTCACCCATTAGGCGACGAGCTGGGGCATTCTCAAGCGTCCCAGGCTGACCAGGCTCAGTGGCCTCTCGCAATCCCTTCTTGATGTTCACAAGCTCTCTAAATGGAACCTCAGGAGTCTCGCGCGTAATAGCTGGCTGGCCTTCGGTAGGGAAGCCTTCATAGGTTTCTCCAGGAGGGACTTCGGGGAAATCCTCTCTGTGCGTTAGAAGATTTGAATAGTGACCTGCCTCTCGATTAAGGGCGGGATTGATCGGAGTCTCGTTGGCGGTATTGCGCCGCATTACATCTTCCAGGGTCATAAGAGCATCGGTAGTATCCTGTGGCTCTGCGCCGTGGCGAATCATGGCTCGGCGCTCTGCCGAACCGATATCACCCTTGGCGCGCGCGAAGCGGGTCTCGATGTCCTGATTGATGGCGCGCTGGGCCTGGACGGCAAGCTCAAGATCGCCTGCCTCGCCGCGGGGAAGCGCTCGATATTCCGGCGTATCCATGGCGCCGCCAACAGCAGGGCGCTCGAACGCGACCACGCCGGGTCGCGCGCCGACGCGGCCGAGGTCTTGAATGATCTGCCCGGTCTCCGAGCGAGGGTCTCGGATGGCCGCTGACTGTTCACCCAAGGCCCCTCCCGCGGCGCCCAGAAGGCGTCCGGCGTTGGGATCGGCCCCTGTCGCCCTGGCCACTACATCACCAGCCAGGGCGCCTTCTCCAGCGCCTACGACCGTGCGACCGATACGGCCCGTGTTGGCCAGCGCCCTGACGGCAGGGATCGCCCCGCCCAGAGCCCTGGCGCCCGCGAAGGCGGGGGCAGTCATGAGGCCCATGACAATCTGCTGACCGATCAGGTCATCGGCGAGCGGATTGTCTTGCTCGCCGCGCATGCGGCGCTGGGTCTCCGGATCAGCGTGCTCGTATTCAGCCTGGTGCTTATTTGAAGCAAGCCGGGCCTGCTCATCAGTTGAGATATCAGGCTGAGCCTGCGGCTTAAATTCATTCAGGGCCTTAGGAATGGCTTCGCGGGCCATCGAATAAAGCGGAGCGCCGATTTGCTTGCTGAAGCCGCTAGGATATGCCTCTCTCTTGGGGGCGGTTTCCTGATCGACGGGAAGAGAAAGCTGCTTGCTTTCTGGCGTACGCTCGGAAGCTTCCCGCGGAGGCAGAGCCTGTAGCAGTTTCAGCGCATGGGGATCCCTTGGCGCGTCTTCATATAGACGCGAGCGTAGAAATTCAATCTCATCGGGAGAGAGTTTTTGTACAACCCTTTCCCGTAAGGTCGGCGGCGTAACTGCTGATTCGAGGCCCATTAGTCACTCATGAGCTTGTCTATGATGGCCTTGTATTTAGATTCATTGTCAGAAGGCGGCTGTCCAGTGGTTCTAGTGGAGGTAGACCTGACAGTTTTATGCCTGGTTCCAACGCTGGAGCGCCCAGGAAGACGGTCACCACTGCCCTCTGCGGACCTCTCTGGAGGAACCCACAAATCGCCAAAACGAGCCTGGCCCTCAGCATCCAGATATCCCTTGCCGAGGATATTGATCCAGGGTAGAGATTCATTATAGAGTTGGTGGTATGCCTTGACGCCTCTCTTTACGTCTTGGTCCTTTTGAGCCAGCATCTTGGCGCTGGCATCGATCAGTGTCTTTTGTTCCGCTTCTCCCAGGGTTGCGTCCTCAAGCTGCTGGGCCATCGACTGGAGGCGTGCGCCAATTCCAGGCTGAGAGCGAAGGCGATCGAGGTCGCGGTCAGTGAGAGGACCAACGCCCTGGAGAGCGCGAGCGAGGTTGTATTTGACGCCTGACTGCAAAAGGGCATTAGTCGACGAAGCGTCCTGGACAGCGTGGGATAGCCCATTGTATGCCAATAGATCCTTGGGAGTATTCCATTCCTTGTTCAGGTCGTCTGCTCTCTTGCGAAAGGCATCATCCTGAGAAAGGGCCAGGCGAGCATCACTCTGCTCTTCCTTGGTCGTCTGATGAGACGCCATGGTCGCAGCGCGACGCTCAGCACTAACGCGATTGAGCGCCCCCTCGGAGACGACGCGGGCCTCGTGCTGGCGATCCTGGACGTCGGCGCGATAGCCCTTCATGGCGTCCGCTGGCTTCTCGGCGCCGGAGGCCACGGCTGCAAGGTGTTGCTGAAAGAGGCCAATTTGGCGATTTACTTCCGATTCAGCATGCGCAGACGCCTGCTCGTCAGGCAGGCTGCGAGCCATCGAAAGCTGCCGCTGTAGCTCAGGCATGATGGCATCTTGCATATCCTGGGCGGCGGTTACGGTCGCCTCGTGGCGCGCTTCGCCTTCCCCGACCTTAACCTTCTGCCCATTTGGCAGAGTAAGCTCATGCACCGTGGCATCTCGATAGGCACGCTGAGCGGCGGGAAGATTTGCCTGGTCCTCTTCGTATTTCTTCTGGGCTTCCTGGCGCGAGCGATAGCCGCGAAGCTCAGTTTGATAGCGGCCAGACTGGATTTGGACCTCGTTCTCTGGCGGTGGACCTTCCGATGTCGGCTTTGCAGGGGCAGCGGCGGCGCCAGGTGGCACCGGGATTGGAGCGCCAGACGACGGATCAACCGGTGGCGGTTCCGTGGGAGCACTTGGCCTTCTGGGATCGTCGATCCAATCGCCTTCTTTGGTGCCAGGTGGCAGGGCGGCTGCTGGGTGATCGAATACCTCTTCGCCGTCTGGGCCAGCCATGATGACGGCCTTTTCTGAACCAGGATCGCCCTCCATGCGGTCAACGAAGACCTTGCCAGCGTGATCTTCCGTGGGCGCGGATTGGATGTTCTCGCCCGCGGCAGTTCTGCGGTATGCCTCAGGCATCCCGGGGAGCATGGAAATGGCCTGGTGGGCCACAGCCGGCGGAATCTGTGGCTCTGGGCCAACCTCTAGCGGTACTGGACCAAGAGATGGCTCCTGGCCACTATGAAGCTCACTATCCCTCACGCCAGCCGCGGCAAGAGTAGCCTTGGCGCCCGTCACATCGCCAGAGCCGAATTGCTTACGAGCCTGTGCAATGGCACCAGAGGCAGCCTTATTAACCTCTCTATTGTTTCTGTTTTCTTCGACCGTAACGAGCCTGTCATTCTGGGCCTGATTGTTTTTTACGATCTGCTGGTTATAGTCCTCAAGGGCCTTGTTGTGGCGTTCTTTTTCATCTTCTTGGCGCTTCTGAGCGTTCATTTTCATGGCTTCGAACAAGGCATCGCCAACGCCAGTAATCTCCTTGTAATAAGATGGCGCACCGATTCTGCTGTAGTCTATGAAGCCCATTAATTATTGCCTTGGCCTCGGCCGTAGTAAGCCTTGACTGCCGTCTGGGCCGCCCCAAGATTATCCTTGAAAAAGTTTCCTCCCGGATTCAGGGAGGAATCCTGGACGCCTGCATTAATGCCTTCTTCGATAAACGGATTAGATCCAGATACTGCACCGGTATAGAATCCGCCGAGTGTATTGGCTTCCCCGTTTGCCAGTCCGATAGCAGAGCTAAAGTCTAAACCCAGGCGTCCCAGGCGGCCGGAGTCAGCGGACGTAGCAGCACCTTCGCCAGCGCTTAGGCGGCCCAATCGCTCGGCGTCTGCTGCCTGCGCAAGACTTTCCATATCATGGGCTTGGTTTGCGCGAAGTTCCTGAGTGCCGCGAAGTAGGGCGCCAGAGTTTGCACCACCCTGAGCCGCAAATTGGTCCTGGAGCTTGTTGTTTGCAAACTCATAGTAATCGTTAAGCTGACCACCAATTCCCTGGCCGGCGAGATTTTCCGTCAAGCCAGGAGTCATGTAATCATTTTTCGTAGTATCGTAAAACTTCTCTGCATTTCCTTCTGTAAGAAGATTGTTGTTTGGATCGGTTGGCGTGGGTGGCGGAGGTGCCTGTAGCGGGGCCCCAGCGTTGGTTATTGTATTAACTACGCCAGGCGAGGCGCCAAATCTCTTCGCGATACTAGCTGCATATCCATATGGATCTTTAGCAGAAGTTGGCGCCGCAGGCGGAGGAGTGGTAGTCGGCGGAGGCGGCGGCGCTGTGATACCAGGGGCCGCGGCAGTGCCATTTCCCCTTGACGGAGCATTTGCCATTAGAGACTCGTCCCAATTCCAGGCGCTTTAGTAGATGCGCCAGTTACATTAGGAGATACAGGTTGAGCAGTCGGGCCCTGGCTGGTAACGCCATATCCGCTCGGCGGGGTACCTCCCATCATTTGCCTCAGGACATCTCTAGCTGGACCGTAAAAGCTCAGTCCTCTATTGGCTCCAGAAAGCATAAGTTGTCTAATGTATTGAGCCTGTGCATTTGACTGGCTCTGGGCATTTGCAAGAGCTGCTGCCTCCTTGTCGGCAGGGTCCTTGTAAAAGTGCTTATAGGCCTCATAGGGACCGCCGCCTACTGCGGTAATTCCTATGTCCTTTACCCAATCCCATGCGCTCATGGTTCCCTCCGTGTCAGGCTCTCAGCGGTTACCCTGATAGTCAAGTCCATTATGAGTCAAGCACTTCATATTCTTCGATCATGCCAATAAAGGTGAATGCGGCAGCATCGGTGAATTCAATTTTCCATTGACGCATTCGATAGACGCCTAGGGTTCTAAATGCCGCAGAGACATTTCCGTCAATAATAGCCTCAATAGGCTGGCCCCATGCCCCTCCGTCATCTCGCCATGATATAAGAAGCGTCGTGGTGGCAGGAGGCGAATTTGGCTTAATAGACAATGAGATTTGGTTGCATGCTTTTCGGTTAAGTGTAC